AGCAGCAACCGACGCTGTTAAAGCAGCCGTTATGGTTCTGAATAATTCCTTTTCATAACTATCAAGCGACCAAGCGTGTCCGTTTCCTGGGTTGGTTCCACCGCTCCAAGAAGCACCCGTAAATTCGGTTGCGGTATTAGCGGTAATCGTCATCGTCTTGCCGTTGCAGGTGATGACGTTGCCGACATATTCATCAACCACCATTGTCAATCGGGTATCAACCAAAGTCGTATCAGTGGTGGTTACCGCACCATCAGCCGTTCCAGAAACATAAGCAGTTGAACGCTTAAATAACCTAAAACAAACATTTGTCGCATTTGAAGCGGTATCAACAAAAGCCCAAGCAGTAAAGATTTTCGGTCCCGCTAACATTTCCGTAACATTCGGGTCGCCAGCATCAGATATCCAAGAATTGACATATTTTTGCCCGTCAGTATTTACAACTGCAGTAACGATATTCTTTTGAGGAGTTGTAGTTAGTGTTCGTTGTAGTTTTTCATAACCTGCAATTACAGGGTCGGCTGCGTCATCAAGGTAATAAATCAAGTTGGCAACCACTCCCGTATCGCCTTGGTCACCCGTGTCGCCCTGTATCCCCGTGTCGCCCTGTGTCCCCGTATCCCCGTGAGTCCCCGTGTCCCCGTGAGTTCCCTGGATACCAGTATCTCCAGTAATCCCCTGAATGCCAGTATCTCCGTGCGTGCCTTGGATTCCCGTGTCTCCGTGAGTGCCAGTATCGCCGTGAGTTCCCTGGACGCCAGTGTCTCCCGTGATACCAGTATCACCAGACGGCCCGTGTATGTCTAATTCCTGTTCTCTCCAAGCCATATTATTTCTCCTTTATAAAACTCCAACCCTTGATATTTTTGTCCGTGGTCGAAAGATATAGTTGGTATAAATCCTCGAACCACTTTTTGTATAACCATTTAACGTTGTCCATTAAGAACCTCTCGGCGTTCTTCCGAACGTCCTTCGCCTTCAACTTTTCCGCCAAGAAACTGGCCTCGTAAAAATCCTGCAGAGTATCGCATCGGAAGCCAGTCACTCCCTGAATCACCGTTTCAGGAAATACCCCGAAATTGGTTGTCAGGACTGGCGTTCCCGATAACTGCGCCTCCACATTCGTTCCCCCGAAAGGTTCCAGATAAAGGGTCGGAACGAAGGAAAGTTTTGCCCTCGAAAGATACCTGTTCCTTTCCGTAGGTTCCAGATACCCCAAGTATTCGATATTGTCTCCCTCAATGGAGAAATCCTCCCCCACTAACTTTCCTTTATTCCAACTTTTTACCCCCTGGCCAGCAATAAGCAGTTTCTTCCCCCTCGCCTTTGATATCATTTGAGCTATTTCGACACCCTTCCTTTTAATCAGTCTGCCGAGATAAAAGTAGTAGTCGTCCTTTTCCCCGCTTATCTCAAAGTCCTTCGGGTCGAAGTAGTTCGGTATCACTCGGTCATAGTGCCTCCCGTTTATACATTCCCTTGGGTTTTCCCCTCCGTAGGTAAAGTTTTGGATAAAGGCGCTCTCGAAAGCCCTGAACTTGGCATACGAACCCCGATAGCCGACTCCGCTCTCGCAAGTGAGGTAAAGCCCCACGCCGTCGTCAACTGGCTTTTGATATAATCCTTGCGGTATCAGAAGGAAGTCGTCTGGTTTCTTCCTTTTGTTTATCTCCGTTACCGAATTGGCAAAACACTTTAGCGTGGTCTTGGTTCTCGGCTTGTTGAAGTCGTGCCTGAACCATTCCTTCTTCCAGTTATACCCCAGTTCATATCTGTTGTCGCCGTCTCCCCATTCGGAGATGATATCCTTCAGCGTATGCGTCTGTATGAACTCCGAACACGGCGCATCAGAACCCTCGCAGCCGTAGATAAAAGTTTCGTGACCCAAACTCAAAAGCATCTTCGACAACTTGACCACCTTCTGGGTAAAGGCGCAACCCATATACCTCTCGGTAACGGGCAAATGGACCAATCCCAACATATGAAACCTCATACGAAAATCCCGAAATAAGCCTTTCCCATAGCTGGTGGATTATTAAGCTGTTCCACCTTGCCGATGCCCTCAAGCCATTCGTTCAAATTGGACTCCGTTAAATTGTTAATGTGCCCGTCAACTATAGGAACGTCCAGCCACTCGAATATCCTGATTAAATTTCCCGCTTTTTTCCCGTTCTCGATAATAACCTTCGGATTTTCGCAATGCTGTAGCGTATTGTATGTCCACACCTCGTCCCAGCCTTCTTCAGCAATCTTTTCACCTTTCTTCTGTTCATATTCGACCCCTTTTAATTTATACCTTTCTAAAACCCATTCGGGTTGGCGGAGCGGGTCGACTACCTTTGCCCGACTGAAATTGATGCACTTCAAAAGCAAAGACACTGGCCCACCGCCAATATCCAAGACTGACAATCCGCCCAAATCGAACCTGTAAGGCGTTTTGGCACTTGGACTTCTGACTAACCCCATTTTTTGGGCGTAGGTGAGCTGTTTTAACTCCTCATTCAACGAGTTAACGCAATCGCCCCACCATTCTTGTTCCCAAGACTGGGCTTGTTTCCATTTGTCCATAAATTGTTAAACTTCCTTGACCAGCATTACCCTGATATTCTCTGTCGTAGCCGCAGCCGTAATGCCGTATAAAGCGACATTTATATTCGACTCGTGATAACCGCTTCCAGCAGTCAAGGGGATTCCCGTGGCCGCCGTCACTCCGCTCGGACCCAAGAATATGGTCGCCGTCCCGTTGTTGTAAATCACCGCGCTCCGTATCGCAGGGTCAGCCGCGTAAATCAAAACTCCGCCTACCGTGTTGGTTACCGAAACCGCAGCCACCGACCTAGTTTGAGTCCCTATCAAGTCCGTAGTCGTGGCAGTCACCTTCACCCTATGCGTGGTCGGGTCTAGCCTGATAGGCGCCACGTCGGTAGAGGCGTCGTCGAGCATCCCCCCAGCCGCAGGGACGTGATTCGGGTCTCTCCAAAAACTTGTATCAGCCATTTTGCTTTCCTTTCAAATAATTAAGTTCTGCCCAAGCGAGGTTCAGCGCCTCCCGTTGGTCTTTCAATAATAATTTTTCCTTTTCGATATAGTCGAACAGCTCGTTCATCGTCCTCTGCCTTTGCTCAAAGATTTGTTGTAATCCGACCACCAGCTTCCTCTTGTTTTCGAACTTCCTCGCCCATTCCCCCGATTTGCCCCTAAAGTCCTTTTTCTCCATCTCTAGAGCCTCGACTTCTGCCCCAGTTTTCGTTTTTAACGACCTTACCAGACTTTCCCTGATGTTGAGGTTCTGCGCCTTCTCGGTCAGTTCCAGCGACCAGTCGTTTAACCTCGCTATCATCTCCTCGGCGGAACGCTGTTCCTTCCTTGCCCTTTCCTCTTTGTCGTCAATCTCGCGGCTTTTGGTTTCGAGTTCGAGTTCCTTTTCCTTCAGCAAGCCCTCTTTCTGCTGTAAACCCAGTTCGTATTCCCTGAACGAAATCTGCTTCGTAACATAGGCGTTTTCCAGTTCCCTGATTTCCTCAAGCAACCTGTCCACTTCCCTGCCGAGATTTTCGTTGTAGATTTTCCGCTGGGTTCTATACCAAGTCGTCAAGGAAGAAAAATCCTCCCTGACCTTCTGGACTTCCCCCAGCTTGACGTTTCTTTCAAGGTTCAGCTTCCCGATTGACTCCAAGAGTCCGCCCTCGTCAGAACCAGCGTCTGACATCCTTTCCTCCAAACCCCTTTTCCTCTTTTCCAAGCCCTCTATTTCCCGTTCCAGTTGCTTCTTGCGGGCTTCCAGCATTAAGTAATCCATTTTAGACTACGCTTGCCCCAACCGACAACGGTCTCCATAAACAATAATAGGTGATTTGTCCTGCCGTGATATTCGCCGTCCTGACGGTCTGGATTATGTTCGTCGCGTTGAGGATGTGGCTCGTCGGCATATACTCGGTCACCGCAGGGTTGGCGTCAATCCAAACGTAGGTAGCTGGCGCGTCTCCCGTTGCCGTGAGCGCCATAAAACTCGTGGTATCGCCAACCACCCCGACCTCAATCGTTGCCGTTGCCCCGACCAAGCCGACCTCGATAATCCCGAAGCAGACCGCCACCACTTGGCCAGTCACGGTGAACAAGGTTGCGGGGTTGCCCGTGCCGTCGAAGTCCCCTGGGTCGTTAACGGTCGCTCCGTCAAGGGTCATACTCTTAATCGCCACAAAGGCCTCGTTCCCGTAAACGGGAGCGTGGCTGGCGTCTCTTTGTAGGTTCAATGTCGTCATATTTCAAAAAAGGCTGACCCCTCTTTCGAGAGTATCAGCCCGTTTCGTGTAGCTTAACGTTAATTGTTATATCCTCGGTCTTCTTCCCCGCCTCTTTTTCTCCGGTTCAACCGCAACTTCTTCCTTCACTTCTTCCTTTAATTCGGCAAATGGTTCTACTGGTTCAGCGACTTGTTCAACGACTTCCTTTGGTTCTTCACTGGAAACTTCAACCTGAGTTGCGGAAAGAATTTTATCTTCCTGTTCCTTTCTCAAATCGTCATTGCCAAGCCTGTCGCCAAGTATCCTGTCAATCAGGTGCTTGGCCAAATGTCGTGCTAGAAACTCTGGATAAAACTTGGTTTCTCCCGCCTTAATAGAATAAGGCTTGGAACCCCATTCCCAAGTGAAGTCCTCGATTGTGATGTTGGTAAAGGCCACCGCCGTGTAGTTTAGTTCTTCGTCCATAGTTTTTTCGGAATTTTATTCCGCCTTTCTTTGGTGGTGGGGCAGATTACTCTACCCCACCTAACTTAAATAATTTTGTTTAATCTAAAATTATGTAAGCTGCGACTCTTGATGCCGCGTCATCGGCTGCCGCAACTGCGACAGGTCTATAAGTTGGTGCGGTTCCCGCTGCGGTTGAGTCCAATGTCCCGTCTCCGACTACCCAAACTTGGTCGCCACTTGCGATGTCGTTATCGCCATTGGTCAACAGCGATGAATTGTATCCCCTGGTCTGAACCCAGCCGTAATACTCATCGGTCAAGACCGCCAGCAAAACTCCTGCCGCAAGATTGGCTTTAGTATCAGATAAATCTGTCGTTACCCGATAACCCAGCCAAGTTGCGCTTGTCCAGCAGGCGGTTGCCCCTGCGACTGCCGTGATTGGTGCCGTGCCACCGTCAAACTGGACATACTGGTATCTCTTTAGTCCCTGCGAGCCAGTAATCTCAATCATTTCCCCTGGGGTATGATTGGCAGTTAGCGAGTTCTCTGTCAAGACTACGTGTCCTATTGGTGTTTGTGCCATATTTTATTCACCTTCCTTCTTTAATAACTAAAACCATAATAACATTTTTAAGGAAAACCTTTTTTCCGTCTTCTCCTTAATAGGACTACCTTTTTTTCGTGTAATCCCTTGCGATTGGCGAAGGTTTGAGTCTCGCCAACCTGAAACACTAGGTTTCTACTGGTGTTGCTCCTCCTGCTTGCGCATCCCTGTTATCAACAAAAGTCCTGTTAGCAGTTCCGCTATTGAACGCACTTCCGCTCGGTAAGGCAAATCTGTTTCCGATAGCGCAGTTGCTCGCGCTACCCATTTCAACCCCAAGAGTAATCGTTCCTGCGCCACCACAATCGGAAATGACGTTGTCCTTGACAATCATTTGAGCCGCCGCACCGCAATTAATCGCACAATCCATCGTCCCGCTCATATTGGAGATGTAGTTCTTCTCAATAATCTCTGCGGTTGCGCCATAAGTATTGATGGCGCTCGTTATCGCTCCGCCAACCCAAGTCATAAAGCGGTTGTTTGATATTGTCCCCGCTGTGTTCCCCGAACCAGCAGCGTAAATGATATTGGCTGCTGCGCCCTGAACCATATGGAAATAATTATGATGAATATTACACCGCCAAATCCCGTCAGCAATGGTAATCGCCGAATAGCCCGCCTTGTTGATGAACTGAAATCCCGTTACCTCCGAGTAAGGACTCATAATCAAGTTGGCAAAGTTTCCAGTCTGCGTCAAAGCTGCTGCCCCCATAGTCCCGACCTCATAACCCCCGCCGTTAACTCCGACCAAATGGACGGAAGATTTGCCCGCCAAGGTCAAAGCTACGGTCAAGTTATAGTTCCCAGTTAAGACAAAGACGTAATCATTCCTTCCGCCCTTACAGGCTGCGATAGCGGAAATAATCCCGTCACCACTTCCCGTATCAGTATGAACCGAAACCGAACCGTCGGAATAGGTGCACTGATAATCGGAAAGAAAGGTCGCTAAAAATGCCTTGGTTGAAGGAATTACGTAATACACATTCCCAATATCCAAACCAAGAACGTCTGAAGCTGATATTTTCCAACCAAATTTCAAGGCTGGTAGTTTATCTCTTAATAATCCTGACATATTTTTTTCACCCCCTTTCTACTTTCTCCCTCCTGAAAAGCCTTTTTAATAAGGCATTTTCTCGTCAACGGCGGGGTTAGTGTGAAGCGGTAAGGTAGCGAACCTTCCGCCTCGTCCTCATTATGAGGTCGTGATGCTGGTCAAAACGGAATTAAGCCTCGGGTTGGTTCCTACCAAATTCCCAAGAAGCATAATCTGACCGATTTCAGCATACTGATTTACTGGTTCCTTCAGTCCTGTCCAAACGAATCCAAACGACTTCGGGGCGTTCTCATAGGGGCTATTCTCGAATTGAGAAGTCGCCAAGTTGATGTTGGAATACTTATGAGACTTCAGCCCATACCATTGAATCGTGGCTTCGTTCAGAAAATACAAACGACCAGCCGTGCATTTCTCGTCCTTGGCGATTGGCATACCTCGGAAGAATAATGCGTCAAAGCCGATTTCCCCCTGCAAAGCCCCTCTCGAAGCCGCCACACCAGACCTTGTTACCTGCGGGTAACCCTGGGCTTGGTAGTTGGCTGCGACAGTTGGCTGAAGCAGGTGTTCGTATAGACCCCAGACTGTTTCGTTGCAGACGCCAAGGGTTGGCTTTTGACTTCCAACGCTTGCGGAATCGTGCTGGGTTCCCATAAGTGTCAGAGTGAGAACTCCGCCTGGTGCCGCCGTCTTCACCGCATCAAGGGAAGGATAGGTTGCCCTCAACAGTCCTCCCAATGAAGTGGTGGTCGTGCCGTCATCAACGATGTCAGGAAGACCAATAAAGTTCTTTCCAGCTTGGTTGGCGTAAAAAAGCGTGCCGAGCGAGTCAAGCATATCCTGAAGTCCAGATTCCATCTCCACTTTTACGAGGTCAAGAACCTGTGCGTCGGTAGCGTTCACGTCAACGTCCATTCCAGAAAGAACGATTGATTGGTAGTAACCTGTGGGATTGTATGATAACTTCGTCCTCGTATTTACCCGCGTGGTATCAAACGTGTCAAAACCATCAAACGCCCCCTGGGAGGTTGAGTTCTTGACATACTTGATTGGGAATTTCATTGTCTCTCCCGACCACGGTTTCCCATTGGAAAGAAAACGAAGCGATACGACATTCCCACCGAGGATAGTGTCAACTATCTTCGGGACAATCTTGTCCTGCGTTACTGTCTGAACGTAATCGTCAAATATCATTTTCTAATAAGTTAATAATCTCGGGCTAAAGGTTACTCCTTCGGAGCGTTCTCTTTAGCTTCCATCACAATTTCGTCCAATCCTTTCTTGCGTAGGTCAGAGTATTGAGTTTCCTCTTTACCCGCCCCGCCTTGGGATTTCTTTGACGACTGGATTTTACTTGAGACCTGCTTATTTTCCGCCATTTCTGGTGGCTTGGTTTCTTTCAACCAAGCATAAGCAACTGCCAAGGGAATTGCCCTGCCGATTTGCTCGGACTTCTTTACCGCAAAGTCCAGCAGTTCATTCTCCTCGGCCTTAGTTGTAATAAGTCCGCTTTGATAGAGCTGTTGAACCTCTTGGTCAATTTCCTTCTCGGCCTGTTCTTCCTTGGCCTTCTGCCGTGCCTCTAAGTCCTGAAACACGTCCTCTTTCAAATAGCCTACAAACTCATCCCAGTTGCGGGAGGTTTTTGCCCTCTCGTCCCAAGATTGTTTACCAGTTTGTGGTGCAGGTTGCTGATTTCCAACCTGTGCCAACTTGTCCTGAATCTCCTTCAGTTGTTGAGCGAAAGTTCCTCTAAATTCTTGGTTTGCCCTGATAACTTCCTCAAACCTCGAATACGGGACTGAACCTTTATCGACTTCGGGTGTTTCCCCCCCTAATTGGGTAGCGTCAATATCTGTTCTTTCAGAGGTCTGGTCAACCCCTTGGCTGTCCACAGCCGTGTTATCGGTGTCCATACTTTCTCCTTCGTATCGTCCTTTATCGCAGTTACGTTGCGTTTAGAGAACGGACTATATTAATAACGTAAGTTTTCAATAAAAAAACCCGAACATAATCTGTCGGGTTCAAAGACCTCAAAGACACTCGCTGGTGTTCTAACTGGCTCAAGTATGTTCCCGTCGCCGTTAATTGTCAAGCCCTAGACGATATTCGTATCTTCCTCGGTCATTTATCGCAATAAAACCTGTCCGCCGACCAACCATAGTATGACCAAAATAATTGTTATTACGAATATGATTTTATTTGCTGGTTCTTTAAGCCCGAATGCCCCTAGCAGGGTCTGAACCAACCAAATAATCCCAATCGCAACTAAAATTCTGATGAGTAAATTCATTTTACTTTCCTCCTTTCCTTTTTTTCATTGCTTCTATCTTGGCGTCTTTCTTTTTTGATTTGCCAGCCTTCGAAAAGGCAATCGCAATCGCCTGTTTCCTTGACTTAACGTGGGGACTTTTGCCAATCTCTCCCATTAAAGTCCCGATATTTTCACCGATTACTTTCTTAGAACTACCTGATAATAACGGCATTTTATCCTTTCCTTAATTTCGCCAATGTTTGGGCTAACCTCGCCCTTCTACCAGTTACTCCCCTTTTTTTAGCCATTGAAGCAAGTTTCTTCTTGGGAATGTTTTTGCCTTCCTTAACACCAGCAGTCTTTCTTAAAGCACCTGGGTGTTTTATCGCACCAGCTATCCAATTTGCCATACCTATACACCTCCTCCTACGGGAACGCTGGGAACCTGCGGTTGTCCTTGAACCTGACCTTGGGTTTGCGCCAACGTTTGTTTAGCAATCTCTAGTTCCTGCTTAACGTGGTTCAGGTATAACTGCTGTATGTCGGGAGTAAGCTGCTGGAATTCGGGAGAATCCATAATCTTGTTATGACCCTCAATATGCTGGGCCGCAATCGTCGGGTCGCTCACTTCGGGATTCGGCGGAACTTCCTGCCCCTGCTGGATTAACTGAAAGTCAGCCACCACCCCTTGAGGAACTGGCGCCTGCTGTCCTTGCCCCTGGGTCATTTCGGGGAACAAAGCCTCTGGTTGTTTCTGCCACAAGAACAGCCTGAAGGCCGCTTCCCGTGGGTCAACCCAGTCGAGTTTCCTGTAAAGGTCAATCGGGGAAATCCCTCCCGCTCCCCAAAGCTCCAGCGCCTCGGCTCTCTTGGAAACATCGTCTGTGGGCAGCGTAGAGCCTCTCTTGACCATAATCACAGGCGGCCTGAATTTCCCGTTCTGGATTTCCTCCTCTTGGCCTGTGATTTCGCTTTTCCTTTTAACCACCCTTTGGGAATATGCCTCAATCATAGCGTCCCTAGTTATTTCAAGGTCGTCCTCATCTTCGAAGGAAAAGATATGCGGTTCGGTATAGTGGACCAGCATCATCTGGAAAAGCGCCTGATAATACTGCTCGTTGAAATCCTCGTAAGCCTTCACGATGTCGTCAATCCTGCCGTAGTCCTGCCTCTGTTGGAGAACCTTAGCGGTAGCAGTCTCGCTCGGACCTTGTTCCCCTCTGGTAATACTGTGAGTTCCCCAAATGTTGTCCATAGCCATCTCGGAGTGAATCATATCCTGATAAACGTATCCCGCCAGTTGGTTGCCCACTATCCTTGCTATCCCGTTCTGCGGGTTCCCTTGCTCAACCCATATCTTTAGTTTCGGCTGGTCGTTTATCTTGGAGAACTCGTCCTTGCTTATGTAATCACCGCTTCCCACCAAAGTTCCGTTTGCCCCGTCTGCGTTGTTGTCAATTTGCCTTTTCCTTTTATTTAAACCGTCCTGCAAAGTTAGCGTCTGTTCAATCAACGAAGTGTCGGAATAAACGGTGTTTCCGAGGGTAAAGGTTTGCAAGAGAATATACGGTACTCTTGGCTTGTCAAATAAATTATACGGTTTAACTGGCACAGGATTACCCGTTTCGTCAAGCGTTTCCTTCCCACCCCAGTCAAAGTTCGGGTTCTTGTATTTATCCAGAACCACGTCCCGACATTTCCACACCACGAATTCGGGAGTCCAGAATTCAACATAAGTCAATTTTGAACCCAGTCTTTCCTTATTCGTAGGGTCAATGTTTAAACTTTTAAGAAGGTTTGATTTGGCTTTCGGGAACTTATCCACAACGGTTTCTATCGTGTCTGAGTTAATGAATTCGGCAATCCAACCAATGTCATCATTAGAAGTTGCGGTGGGGTCTATCACTATTTGCTCGGTCTTAACAAATTCCCAGACAATATCGTTCAAATCCTCACTCCACCGATATTTGATAACCCCAAGAAGTTTAAGGAAGTTTGCCCTAACGGATAGTCTGTTTTTCTCAAGCATTTTGTCCTGCACTTCCCAGCGCATAACGCTTATTTTTTCCATTCGCCTGTCAAAGTCTTTGGCCGAAGAAATGTATTTTACCTGCGGAGTTTCCTTTGTAATAACAGGAAGCATTGTTTCCATATTCCTAAAAACAATGTTATTTACTTCTCTGGAATCGGTGTCGGAGAGTTGCTTTTTATCAAGTTGGTCGGCTTTCCAATACTTGGTATTTAGGTCTGCCCGTGTCTTGACTTCGTTGTATAGCTTTCTACCGTTGGAAATTGAAGATTCTATCCTTTGAATTAAATCCTCGTCTTTAATGTCCAAAGAAAGCAAGGGAAGTTTTTCTTCGATTCCTTCAGCTATGGTCTGGTCAAATGGTGTTTTCATTATCTTAATTGTGCAACCTTTGTTAAAAACCAAATTATGTTGGAGAGTGATGTTTTTTGCTGAAAGGTTGCACGACCAAAACAACAAAAAAAGCCCTCCGTGGGCTTCGTGGCTCTATGCGAACTCAATGGTTCTTTTAATCAGAATAAACATTATTTACTTGTTTGTCAATATCCTTTTATTGGTTCGCCAAGAAAAAAGCCATCGCAAATCCAGGCGGGGTTATTGCCCTGAATTCTGCGTCTGTTTTAACAATAAATGGGTCAAACGCCCTTATAAACTTTTTATGTCCTAAATGGTTAAAAGCAAGGGAAGGGGTTTTGCGGTTCGGTCTAATGTATAAATTTGGTATCTTTGGGCAGTCGGCAAACGATTTGTATGTTTTAACTGGTCTATAAAACCTTCCCCACACCAACGTTCTCTTTGTCCAACCATCACCGAACTCATAAGGTTGAAAAGTAAAGGCTGGTTTGCCCAAGTATAAACTTAACTTACCAACTGGATTCTCAATAGCGTAAAAGATTGGTCGACATTTAATTATTATTTTAATGCAAGCGTTAACAACTTCCATTCCGCCCTCCAAATCCCGTGGAAGATTATGGTTTTTGGCAATAGAAAACTCTGTGCAGGGCGGGGCTGACAATACACCGTAAACATTGTCTGGCGGTTCATAAGTCCTTACATCATATTCTGGTAATGTTACTAACCGCACATCATAACCTGCGTCTTTATATGGCTTACTCCAACTGCCTGTTCCACCGCACAAATCTAAAATTATCTTCATTATGCCTTAATTGCCGTATCAGTTTTACACCGAGGGCAACGGATAACGATAGTCCCGTCTGTTCCTTGAATACATAATAACTTACCGCAGGAACTGCATCGGATTTGTTTCATCAGGACTTCGATTTCCTTTTTGATGATAAAAACCTGTTGGCGGATTAAGACTGTCATTTGGGGTATCTCCAATCTGCCTTGGGCTTTTCGTTGGCAATTTCCTCTATGCTTATGGCGGGTATTTTCCCGCTTGAATCAACGAAGTAACTTTCACGGCCTTTGAACCGTCTTTCCATAAATACCGCCCCTTCAATCCCACTTCTGCCCGAAGCAATCAAATAATAGGCGGTGGCGTGACAATTAGAAACGAGGATATTGTTGGCAAAGTATTCGTGGTTATTTTCCACCGAGAGATTGTAAACGGGTCTTTTTTCTCCAATTTCTTGCGTGCCAACGAGACGCACATTTCCTTGAGCAAAATTTCCCCCCAGCCCTACTTTTTGTCTTCCCTTGTCGTCCACACTCCACGCATTCAAAAACCTTTGGTTCTTTAAGAACAATCGTTTCAAAAGCGTGTTTAGAAAGCCATTTCTTCCCCCGTTCGGTTTTCTCCCAGTCGTGCGAACTCCCCCTGATTTTATCAAGGTGTTCCCTGTTTCTTTCTCGATACTTGGGTTCGGTAAATTTTTCTTTAATATGAATTGACTGATGAAGTTTCCTGTCAATAAGACCAAGGTTTTCAATCTTATTGTTAAGCGGATTGCCGTCGTTGTGGTGGACAGCAAAACCTTCGGGAATTTCGCCATAGACTGACTTCCACAATTCTTGGTGATATCTTCTTTTCCCCTTTTTGATTTCTCCCCCACTTGGGGCGAAATAAACCCTGTCCGAGCGTTTATGCGAATTAGGATATCTTTTATATTTAATTCCCTTGAAGATAATTGTTTCGCTGGTTGCCACGCTACTATTATATCATTATCTTTAACCGACTGCAACCCGACAAAACCCTTTCCTTTAACAAAAACTTTATGATTAGGGGTGGCAATCAATTCCGAACCGTTTGAAAATAAGTATTTGACGACCCTGGCTTGCCCGTTGGTCTGCCAAGAACGGTAAACTCTTTTTAACCCATTTCTTGTCCACACAAAATCACCAATCAAAACTTCTTTAATCGGAACTTCGCCCCTTCCTGTTTTTATCCTAGTTTCTCCGCTCAAACAATAGTGGTCGTTCCCCGTGGAACTTTCCCACCTGATAACGGGATTATGAAGTCGGTCCTCCTCCTGAAGTCTGGACAGGGATTCCCAATGCTCGATATATTCCCCCAATTCTTCGGGCCTTTGATGGAACTTTATATCACCCCTAGCCATTTCGTCTATCACCTTCTGGATTATCCTCGTCCTGTCGGTTCGGATATACCCGTATTGTTTTTCCTTCTGGAACGTGAAGATGTCCTTCTTAAATGAATCGGCCTTGTAGAAGTTGAGGAACACCCGACCCTTATACTTCTCCATCAACCTCCTCGGCTCGGTGAGGTCGGGCAAGGCGTCTATGACCATAGTGGCGTCATACTTAAGGAAGAAGTTTTCTATCTCCTCCCAACTGTCAGTCTTAAAGACTGCGAAAATGCCATAAGGAGTTCCCGCCACCACGTGCTTCTGGATTCCAACATCAACCCCCATAGCCACGTCAGTCTTTGTTGATTTCCATTGGGTTACGTTTTTAAGGATTAAGTCTCTATCGACAACAATGTCAGAGCCTCTGTAGGGCAAACCAAGAACGAAGTTATAAAAATATGCTTTTTCTTTCTCGTTCTCTGTTTTTAATAAAGATTTACAGTCCAACCAGGGGACAATCATCTGACTTATCCAGTAACCACTTATATCCTTCCCCTGCCATTTCTTTACCCACCTGCCAACTCGCCTTTCCTCGCTAGTCAAGATTCCGTGACATTTTTGGCACACATACTCCCTCCGTTCCTTGTCTACGTTCTTGTCCCAATCGAGAAACTGCTCGTATCCGCACCTGCATCTGACAAACCAGTGTTTCTGGTCGCTTTGATTCCAATATTTGTCCACCCCGTATCCAGGTATTGAGGGATTGGAGAAATGCCACTGCCATTTATAGTTCGAGAACTGAAGTCTGGATTCGTATTGGGCTATGATTTCCAGATTGCTTCGGTCTTCCTCGTCGTGGACGTTGAGGTCGGAAGAAAGCATCAGCGCCTCTTTTTCGGTATAAGTTCCCTGATAATAAATGAATTTGTCGCCTATTTTTTTCTGGAATATGGTGTCCTTGTCCCGAATGATTGAGCCAAGAAGCGGATTGTATCTTATAATTTGGTTGACTTTTCCAGGAACCATACGGTAAACGTCAGCCCCCGTCGGCAGAGTATAAATAACCGTCAGGTCTTTCAGATAACAGGCATATATGGTTTTCAGGATTGCCAGGGTCGTAAAACCTACCTGCGCCGCCTTCCTAATCGCCTGAATCGGAGTCCAGTCTTCGTATATGTCGTATAGGAAAAGGTGTTTCCTGAACTCAATCGGCTTTCCCGTTTCCGTCTTCAGTTGGTTTTGGACTATCCACTCCATTACTGATTTCCCCTGCGATTTCAGTAACAGGTTGTTCAAGTTCACGCTTTCTTCTATCATTTCTCCATTTAATAAAATCTTCTAAATAAACAGGCGGTAATTCAATATTGCCTATTACCGTTTTCAAATCAAATGAACCATTAACCTCAACTGATTCCCTTGGCATTCCGTCAACATAGTTCCATATTTTAGCTATCATCTGTTGGTCGCCTTCTTGAATCGCTTGTTTAAGTATCCTATTAATGAGTAATTGCAAGTAAGTAGCTTTCTGACCTTCAGGACATTCTTCAAGTTTCTTTTTAATCTCAGTAGTAATAGATATGCCCGAACCAGGCGGACGACCATTGGGATTGCCTGACTCACCAGGCATAAATCCCTTACCCGTAACTCCGCCAAGTTGTTTTTCCGTTGTTTTTGCAACTTGTTCAATCTTTTCTTCCATTGAAGTCGTATCTTCCTGAATTTCGTCTAAATTTTCGGGGTTATCGTCTGCCATTCATTCTCCTTTCCTATAAACTTAGCATAGCGTTTTCTAAATTTTAACTGCATAAGTAACTCCTTTCGGATTTTGTTTATCCCACTTTCTATGACACGATACACAAAGCCATCTAACCCGTAACGGTTCTGCATAATCATAATGTGCCGCTTCAATTTTCTTTTTCATTTTACATTCCTCGCAAATCTTAGGTCTTACTAATCTTCCTTGTTCAATATAATAAGCCACCAATCTCTGTGCATTCCTTGCAGTTGGTATTGTCTTTCTGTGTGTTTTTCTACCATGTCTGTTTCCGCAAAACCTACTGCAATTCTTTTGTTTCAAACTCCCCGATATTGGATGAAACAACTTTCCGCACTTTGCACAAGTTAAATATGTCTTCTTCTTTTTCGGCTTATATTTGTCTGCACATACCTTATTACAAAATATCCGTTTTTGGCTTGGATTATCGTAAAACACAACTCCACAACCCTTGCAGGTAAAACTAACTAATAATCGGTGTCCCTTCTTTCCAGCCATCTTCGTTGTTATTATGTGTAAACTTCCAATATCTCCTTCTTATTGTATCACAATACGCCTCAGAAATCTCCATTCCGTAACATATTCTATTGGTTTGTTCACAGGCGATGAGAGTAGTCCCACTTCCTCCAAACACATCTAAAACTATACTATCTTTTTTTGTTTGCGGTTCAATTAAAGCAACCATAAACTTCATCGGTTTAGGACAGGGGTGTTCATCGTGTAATCCTTCGGTTCTATCAGTCATAAACTCAAAAAAATCAGTATCATATCTCCTAATCGGACATTTACCATAAACATAAATCGGTTCAGTTAGTGTTGCAAACGATACAAACCCCCGACTTATCCCGAACTTTTTATACCAAACCATAGTATTAAATGTCGGTTCAATCTCAAAATATATTTGTTGGTTTCCATATCCACCAGTAATAACTATAAAATCACTAAACTTCTTTAATATCGGATACCATAATTTGATAAATGCCTTATGGTTTTCTTTGCCTTTACTATCGTCATATTCGTTATACTTAAAATCAACACCGTATGGTGGGTCTGTCAGAACCATATCCGCTTTCTTCCCATCCATTAACTTTTCTACATCCTCAATCTTTGTAGCATCCCCGCACATCAGCCTATGCCTACCTAACTGATACACTTCGCCTAATTTACTTACCGCCTCGCCTTCTTCTAACTCCGGCACTTCATCCTCAACCACTTCTTGTTCTATTTTTAACTCATCCTCGCTAAATCCCCACTCTAACAAATCACCCACCTCAAACTCATTGGCTAACTTATCCCAATCCCATTCTCCAAATGGCATATTATCTTCTATAATAAATCGTTTTTTTTCTTCTTCAGTTAGTTTGTCAGCTATTTTTACCCAACTGTCGTCTATTTCCGTATACCCTACCTCCTGTAATGCCCTGTAACGCATATTCCCGCCAAGAATAACCATATCTGCCCCGACTACAATCGGTCTTAGTTCCATCATCTTTGGGAAATCTTTAATGGAAGCGACTAACTTTTTGAATTTATCATCTTTAATCAATCGGGGATTATCTGGATTTAATTTAAAATCGTTTAATTTATACATTCTTTCTTATTGAATTTCTAAATTCAAGGTCAGAATTATACATTTTTTTTAACGACCTTTTGCCTATTACAATTCCTTTCTCTATATAGGCATTTTTTGCTTCTTTTAATAGTTTAGCAATTCTCTTTTTCATTAAACCCAAACTCTTTAATGGAATTTTTTAATGCGGTGAAGTCGTGTTCGGTGATTTCCCTGGGGTTGTATTCGGCAAATTTTAACGAAACTATGGGAACTTCTTCAGTTATCATTTTCCTCCTTTAATTCACCCGCTTATAATAATTTCCTTTTTGATATTCTTTCCCGATACATTCCGAACAGATGAAACACTTTCCCTTGTCGTCCTTATAAATCGGCATCCCCTCGGTCTTAAACTGCTTATTTTTTTGACAAATATGGCAAATTGCCCAACCGCTCATCTTCCCGCCTCGATGAAAGCCCTGAACGCCTGCTGTAAGTCCTTCCTGTTGAAATATATCCCTTCGTTGACAAATTCGACCAGCTTCCCCCAGCAGTTTTCCCTCTTTCCGTAGGACACCCTTAATTTCGCTTTGTAGAATTTATCCCAAGCTATCTTCCCGCCCAAAACCCTCACATTAGCGCCAAACCGATGAGTAAGCCTCCTCCCCCTTTTGTCCCAATAAGTTATGATGGTTCTCATATCTTTTCCAGTCCCACCTTCTTCAGTTGGTTTCTGGAATAAATCTTCTTCAGTTTGTCGGGTTCGTCCTGATACATCTTGGCGAACTTCGGGTTGGGTTCGTCGTGTTCGAAGGGCTGGGTGATGTCCTTGATGTGTTTTTCCCTTTCCCAGTCGCACTTCTGCGAGTGGTAGACGAACCTCGTCGGCTTGTGGAATCTTCGGCAGAAGAAACCCCAAGCATATTTATCTTCGCTTACCTCGTATTGACGGTAGAGCCAGTTGAAATCTTCGTGACTCTCTCCGCAGCCTTCGCAGTATTTTTCCATACCATTTTTCCTTGATATAATACGGTCGGATTTGACCTTCCCTCAACTTCGTCTCGTATTCGTCGGAACAGGAGAGGTGCATATAAATGTCGTGGGTGACGGAGTGGAAATAATATTCGTGGACAATATCCACTTCCTTCCCGCAGTAAAAACACTTGAACTTAGAGGCGCTCATAGAATTCCTTGTTTTTTTCCTGTCGGATTTCCTCCTCGGTCTTCGGCTCAATCACCGCCCCGTAGTTCTTTCCCTTGATTACTCTTTTAATTGACTTGACGTTGTCGGAGTTCAGTTTCTTAGGCAGAAGCAATCCGAAAAGGAAACCGCAGACGAAAAGAAGGATTTTCTCCAACATAGTTACATTGTAATCCATTTATAATAAAAATCAACATTGGCAAAGAGTTTTGTCGTCAGCGATTACTTTCCACTTTCCGCAGACGCCGCATCTCTGAAGCCTTGGGGCAGGGATAAATTGCGGCTGGTCTTTGTTCTCCCGATATTCCACCAGTTCAGTCCTAAAGTCTGACTCCGACAGACTCCTCGCCCTTTCAAGCCATTTGCCTATACTTTCCTCGTCAACAATCCCTGCTAGGGCATTAAGCCGCCTCACGGGTATATCCTCAAGCTGTTCTTGGGAAAGTTTCAGTTTCAATTCGTAGGTCTCGTAAATCTGGATTGCCCCGTAGGCGGAAGATTGGGAAAACGATATCTCTGGGTCGCCAAGATAGGCCGTAAAGGCGTCGTAACCCAATTCCCTATATAATTCCCCGTCCCTCATTTCCTTTAATAACCTGCCAAGCTCGAAGGTGGAAAGCCTGACAACCTTGTCAACATTTCTTCGGAGTTCCTTTATCTGTCTGTCGGTTTCAAATGCTTTCTCTGCCATATTTTCTATTTTTCGGTGAATCCTTTTATGTCTAATCCTAACATACCCATTTTTTTCAATATAAACTGTTGGGTTTTTTCTCCGATATTCCAACATACATTTGACTGTGCAATACTTACCACCACCCCTTTTCAAATAAGCGGAATTCGTCTTAAAGGGTTTACCGCAATTTTTACAGACACAATTATTTGGTCTTATTTTCTGCATTTAAGTATTCTAAAATTTCAATATAATTTATTGAATATGATTTTTCGTTTTTTAATCTTTCGCAATACTCAAAGTCCTTTGGTCTATTTGTCTTAAACCACTCCCAAAACCAAGTAGGGTCTTTATGAGCCGATTTTGGATAACCAAATACGTGATGTGTGACGCATAAAAAAACCCTGTTCCTCAAATCCCAGCGAAGACGCTTGTTGCTTCTGGTAATAAAATGATGGGCTTGTAGACTTCCGCATTTATAATCCACCTTTAACGATAGACATACCTCGCACTTTCTCCCCTCTTTTCCCACTGTCTTCCACAACTGGTCGCATTTCCTTGCGAGCTTCTTTTTTGGCGACTGCTTCCTTATGGAATTTCCAGAACGCCCAAAAGTAGAGTTTCTCCGTGTCTTTAGCATTGGCCTCTTTCACTCTATAATACGCCTTCTCCGCCGAATTGGCATCCATTTTATAAAGTCTGAAAAAGACTGGATAAGACTTACATCCGAGAGAGGAACAAATCTCGCTTCCCCTAACCTGCCAAGGCGTTGAATGATTGGACTTCCGCTTCCTTAATTTCCTGTTCGCCAGTATTTGCTTTACCGATTTGACCTCGTTAAACATTTAATCCCTCTGAAGGTGAAGCGAGGTAGTAATTTCGCTCCACCTCCGCAAGGACTAAAGAGGAATTTCGTCAATCATTTGATTCAACTCCTCCTTGGTCGGTTCCCCGACCTTAACCTCGCCAAAGGTATTAGTGCCTTTGCCACCAATAAAGATTTTATTCAGGTCGATGTTCGCTCTTTCTATTTCGGCAATTTCCTCCTCCGACAAACCGCTTCGGTTGGGAGAAGGGACAATTCGGTAATAGTTGGCCGTACTTTCCTCGGTTCGGGTTATCGTGAAATCGTATTTGGTCGGGTCTCCCCAATCCTCGTTCTCGGCGTAGCCCTTTATGGTCAGATAGACCGAAACCCCCGAAGTAAACACCTTAGCCTTCCCGTCTGCTCGGTCAATGACAACCCACGCAAACTTCTCCCGCTTCTTTCCTTCCCATTCCTTCTGATAATGAATTGGCGTTGAAACCAGCCTTATCTTACAGGCATCGCCCTTCTTCTTAAGGGTCAGGAAATTACCGCCTGAACTTTCGGGTATGTAATCATAACCAGCAATCATACTTTCACCTCCTTTCCGTAATTATATTCTCTATGCTTCATCGAGTCCCTTTCCCTGCCACAACCAGCGCAAAGACGGCTCAATCCGTTCCTCAACTTAACGTGGCAAACCTTACACCAAAGACTTCTTTTACTTTTTCTGATTAAAATTCGTGA